AGTCTGTTTCTCCAGTAAAGTTGAATGACCCCAGACCAAACCTTGATGGGTTTGAAGAATTTGAGGTGAGTCTCAACAATGATGCAATGGAGGATTTCGTATTGAAGGCTAATAAGGAGATCACCAAGCGTACAGGTGTCTGCACCTACATCATCGAAACTACCGCAGTCAAGGGTTACAGGAAGGAACGTGATGAAATATACGAACTGATGTTCATGGCTATGAAGAAGGGTGGATTTTCATTTGGTTTCTCTGTTGTTGCATCTTTTGAGGTTCAAAACGGCAAATCTCGTATAATTTCTCTTCGAACACAACCTATTGGTGTTGAAGCCCCAGGTGATGTGAGTGCTTTCACAGAGAGTTCGGCCGGTAAGGAATTCGTTAAATATGAACTTGTTAAAGAAGCAGCTACCCCTACACAAAGTGAGTTGGAATCCGCTAAAAATAAATTACAGTAATTGTAATGTTAAGCATCAATGACGTGACAAAGATTGATGATAAAAGAAAACAGATCAGGAAAGAAATCTACAAGAAGATCTATGAACAGTTTTCTTCAAAGATTAAACAAGCTGTTGAACTTGGACATAAACAGATTTTTCTCACTGTACCAGCATTTTTAATTGGTTATCCAGTTTTTGATAGAAGACTTGCAGCAAAATATGTAGCTAGGCAATTCGAACTTGGTGGTTTTACTGTAAGACTTTTAAGTGATCAAGACATATACATATCTTGGATCGTACCTAAGAAGAGTAAAATAAAGAAAGAAGAGGTTGAAGAGGGGGATTTCCCAAATCTAATGAATTTGAAGAAAATGGCTAATCAGTACAGGAGAGGTGCGTAGTAAAAGATGGATTTAAAAACCCTATTAATCATAAATGGACAATTTGAACGTTCTCGTAGAGGCTAAAAAGGAGTATCTTGGACAGATGTGCCTTATTATGATTCCACCTATGATTGAAGTTTTTCAGGATATGTACATTGAGGCAATGAAAACCTCAAAGGGAAAGCAGGTTCTCATCATGTTTCAGAAACATTTAAAGGAGGTTCCAAACTGGTCTAATGCCATGTCTAAACGACACACGGATAACATAACTGATAGGTGTACTTGGTTTGGTGATCTTTTAGCGGCTGTCTTTGTTGCCTGTACAAAGATTCTCTCTGCGGTTCGCCTTAAGGCTGATAACAAGAAGATTTCTTTAAAGCTCCCAACTGAAGAAGTTTTTATTCAAACCTGTTACAATAACATCGCGAAGGACCTGTACCGAGACCCCTACATCTTCCACGACGAACAGAGTGAGTATGCTCGCGACGAAAATCTTAGGGTCCGCTTCTCATTATGCATCGAAAATACCGTAAAGGAATTGATTCCGGTGCAACAAATTCTTCAGACTTACATGTCACAAGAAACGCGTGATATTTCACTCGACGGTGACATCCACGACAGTGCCGACCCAGATGTTCTTGATGAGCAGATGGAGGAGATGGAGTCTCAACCAATGGAGGGACTCGAACCTGAGATGGAGCCCGAACCCCTAGATGAAATGGGTGGAGACCCCCAACCCACTGGACTTGAAAATGAATTCAAAACAGTCCATGGTGTACACGCACCCGAAGCCCCAGAGCCAGTTTCTGAACCAATTGCCCAACCAATGGGTGGCGAAGAATCGTTTGCGGAGCCCCAACCCCAACCTCAGCAGGAGCCGGATGATAATGTCTTTTTTGGTGATGCACCAGAGCAGCGCACAAAAAATCCCCGTTATAATTAAATGGAACTCTCCGATCATTTACGCGACCCAGTGAGTGCCGCCCTAATTGCAGCTGGTATAACTGCTGGTTATATTCATCTCAAAGCGTATCTCAATAATGAAGGTAAGCTTGAGCTTAACAAATACACAAAACCCGCTGTACTCAATGCGATTTTAGTGTTTTTCATAATCTCAGGTGGTTTAGGTAAAAAGGAGGCTATTTCTACAGAGCCTTTCTAAACTTAAAGATTAAACCAATATAATAAGAAAATGGCGTCTGTCTCTGCTTTCAATGATATGATGAGTCAATTTCTTGTGGAATTGCACAAGACTTTTCCAGAGGAAAAAGGAATCAAGAAAATGTTAACTTCGTTTGACCTACTCAAGTCAACCAACCCCCGCCTAGTTGTAGATGGATACATGAAGGGTGTTTCTCCCTACGCCGATAAGATTTCTGCAAAGGATGAGACATTTCTTCTCGAGGAAATTGAGAACATTGAGTTTTTGAAGGAGCTTGATATTAAGCGTTACTGGTCCAAGATGTCTCCTAATACAAAGGGTGCTACTTGGCAGTACCTCCAAACTCTGTACATGCTTGGTACTACCATCACTGCTCTCCCAGCGGACACCCTTTCTCAAATTGAGAATATCGCCAAGGGTGTAGCGGATAACATGCAAAGTGGTGACGGAGAGTTGGACCAAGATGCCCTTATGCAAATGATGGGTAGCATGTTGAAGGGTCTTCCAAAAAAATAAACCTATACATATATTAAATGAAAGCTTGGTTCGATGATCCTAAGCAGCTTTTTGATGCTGACCAGGTCACCCAATTTTGGCCCACAGGTGAGCAAACTCCAGAAGACAGGGTGAATGCTGCTTCTCGTTTTATCATTTATGTGTGCACTATACTTTATGTTATTCGACGTGACCCACGTGTATTCGTGTTGGGTCTGACGGTATTAGGTGTCGTGTATGTTCTTTATAAGTCTAGAATGGTTAAGGAGAACTATGGTGGATCAGTTGAAGGTGTGAGCTGTCAGATGCCTACACCAAACAACCCCATGGGTAATGTTCTCATTACTGATTTTACTGATGCCCCTAATAGGTTAGAGGCGTGCTATTACCCAACAGTAAAACCATTCGTTCAGGCTTACAGTAGTGACCGTATCCCATATGACGCTGGGCGCTCTAGGACTTCCATGCCCAAGTACCTCCGCAATGCTATGGAGCGTCAGTTTGTTTCTAACCCAGTGACGAAAATCCCAGGAGACCAGACAGCTTTCGCTGAGTCTCTTTATGGGCGAAAGAATGCCCCAATGTGCAAGAGTGATACTCGCTTTTGTGATCCCAATGCTAGGGGTGTCCAGCTCGAAGCTTTTTCGGGTTTGGGAACCAATGGTGACAAACGCTCCGGTATGCATAGGGCAACGGTAGCTTAGATAAATATTCTTATGTAATAATAAATGGCGTATCAGCTTCAACCTGGACTTTCCATTGTTCAAAACTCGGGTGCCATAGCTCCCGTAAAAGCGACTGATGAAATTTTTGTATACCCCCAGCCCGGTAGCCTAAACTGTGGCAGTTGCCGACCCAACACTATGTTGTACGGTACTGCCCCATACATGGCGGGTAAGGGTTCTCCAGCACAATACATTGAGACAAGTGATCAGCTTCGTCCCCAATCTACTTCCCGATTTAACAAGCATATCGTTCAGACATACGAGCGAAACCTGTTCCCCCTAACCAATATGGAGTGCAAGGTCCCTCTTCGTACAATGCGATATGAGCCCGCGAGTACCAGAGCCGAAGTCCAGAATGGTCTGTTTCAGCAGAGGTACCTTAATAAAAATGTTAACAAGAAGTAAGAATGGCTGATCCTATATCACTCATGGCCGTCGCCGGTCTTGTATTTGCGGGAAGGAACTTGAGTACCAAGTCCGAACCACCAAAAGTTACTGTCACTGAACCAGCACTGAAAAATCCAGAAGTTATAGAATCTAACAATTTCCAGCCTACAGCCGAAATTCCACACAAGAGGGAGATGGAGAGTTTCGGAGACATTTCTATGCAGCAACGTACCGGTGGGGAGGAAATTCTAAATATGAGAAATCGAATGTATGATAATGGTCGTATGAACAACCTTTCACCCATTGAAAAACAAATGGTCGGTCCAGGTTTAGGTGTTGACCCTAGTGTACCCGCAGTAGGCGGCTTTCAGCAGACTTTTAGGGTAAACCCTGTTAATGTTGGTGAGTACAGGCTCACTACACTTCCAGGGCGTACAGGTCCAGCGGCTGATGTTACTGGTGGTCGTTCTGCCATGGTTGGTGAACTTACACACAACAAACCCGAAACTACCGCCTTTCTCCCATCTAGGCGACCTACCATGGCGGGACGTGCTCAAGGTATGTCTGGTGTAGTTCCTCGTAATGAGCATGAAAGGACTAAGCGCACCACTAATCGTTCGGAGACTGGTCTTCGTAACGATGGTTTAGGTTTCAATGGCGCTAAGCGATTCATCAGTGCTCAGACAATGTCCCAAGACCCCACTCGATTCAAGAGTGATCGCAACGATGAACAGTATATGTATAACAATCGCCCAGCCCCAGGTATCCACAGTCACCACGGTGCCTATACACAAGGCGTTGCTTCTCAGATAACTGCAAAGACTAATGAGGAACTCATGAAGTATGGCTTCCGCCCCGAAGATCGCAGAGGCAAGCCCAACAGGATGGGTAATGCTGGTAGGATGAATGTTCGCGAGAGCGCCCTCAAGCAAGGTGGTCGTCTTACATCTGTTCGCACCGATAGGACTCGTATAGATGGTCGTGTTGCCCCTGCCAATGGTGGTTGGACTCAAAACTATCAGCAGAAGCCTTTCCACCAATTCAACTCATACAAAGGTAATGCGAATCCTAACACTCAGGATCTAGGTATTGCGAAGAGACAACTTCAAAACAACCCTCTTGCACACTCTCTCTACCAATAGATTGTTGATTTATACTAGACGAAAACAATCATTAAAATATTATCCCTATATTTTAATGAAGGTCCACACCCTTAACATAGATAGTAGTGAAAGAAATACAAGTGTCTATGCATACGCCAATAGTTACGTCGTTACTTTAGATAACCCTATTTACGATATATCTAATATAACACTCGTTTCTGCTCGTATTCCTACACCACAATTGATGACCTCCGCCACGAATAAAACATTTAGTGTAGATGGTGTTAATATTACACTAAATGAGACGAATTATTCAAATGGTTATGTGTTAGCTCAGGACCTGGATATAGAACTAGCCCCTTCTAATACTCATATAGACACTGTTATTTATGACGAAGAGACGGATTCATTAGTGTTTTCTAACACACACGCGAGTGGTGCTAATTTTACTCTTCAATTTTATGATGGTACGAATGGATATTCGAGTAATTCTTCACCAGTAACAACTCCACATCAAATTATGGGTTTTAGTTCCAAAAACTTTACGTCTACAGGTAAAATACTTCGTTCTGGTGCGATTAATTTAAATGGACCTAATTCTTTGGTATTAAAATTAACAACAGGTTCTGATGAGTTTACTCAGTCTATATATACTTCTACACCTTTCTATACTGGTCATATTCTTCTCGATGGATCGGGTTTCGTGAACTTTAATGGTGCTGATGATAAATTAGTGCATCATTTTCATTCTGGAACACAAAAGATG